CACGGCCGTAGCCGCACCCTCTTGACGCCCGCCCCTTGGTCTAACACTCTGTTGCGTCCGCAGTGCGGCGCGCTCGGCGGGGTCCTCAGGAACGTCGAACTTGAACCCTTGAGGCAGCGCCTCATCGAACTTGAAGCCCTGTGGGGCTGGATATGGTTGTTCGTCTGATTTTTTTCCAGTAGCGGGAATTGCACCAGAGGCGTCAGCGATAACTTTTGTCGGATCGGCGAAACGCTCTTGTGTTCCAGGAGGTATCTCAAAAGATTTCTCACCACGCGGCGGGGCTACTGGAGGATATGCTCCCGGATTAAACCTCTGATCGAAAGTATCTACAGGAGCAGGATCGTTCGCCCGCAGAGGTGGATTTCCTATTGGTCTTAGTGACCCCGGCCTACGCATCCAGGGTTGAGGGGGTGGAGGCGCCCCGCGCTGCTGTGCCTGGACAAACATCTCCTGGAGGTTGGGGAGATATGCCGCAGCGTCGCGACGCCTCCTAACTTCAGACTCTAACTCGTCAAATCTGGCAACCATTGAGGCTAGTCCCCTGCCTGATCCATTGGAACAGGTCGTCCATTACGGATTATCCACTTTCGCCCATCGGGAGTAGAGCCAGTCCGACCCTCGTCCTGTGGTCGTATCATTGGAGGCGGCGCCGTAGGCGCTTGAGGGGCTGGCCTTGCTGACGGCTGAGCCGCTGTTATAATGGCCTGGCCTCGCTCCGTAGGTTTTCCATTTGCATCCACAAATAGTGGATTTTCGGCAGCATACTTTTGGACTGCCTCATGGACGCCATAGGGAGTGGCGTTGTTTCCATGCTCCTTCATGTAGTCGCGCGCGGTTTTAGCAATGCCAGTATTGTAAGCAGCCATCGCCTTGAGATTATCAATGATCTTCGCTATGCCTCCGGGCGTCTGCAAGATCTGAGGGAAAATCCGCTCAGTGAATGCTCTATCCGCGTCAGAGAAGGATTTACTGAAGCTTCCAACGTGGGCCATAAGAGCATTGTTGGATAGAGAAGTAAACTCCTCTATAAGCGCGGCGGCCTTCAAGTGAGGATCGGCTATGCTATTCACCTTAGCTCTGAGAGCACTAATATCTGGTGCCTGTATTCCAGTCAGCTTGGCTATAGAGGCAAATCTGTTTACAATCTCTCCATAGGTATGAGCATATTTACCAGACACAAAGTTCGGGTCCTTAGTAATTTCATCCAGTCTTTTTAGAGTGCTGAATAGCTCCTGAGACTGTGCGCCCTTTTTCTCCTGCTCAATGTAGACCTTCTCTGCCTCCTTGTACCTCTCGGGAGCAATCTTCTTTTCCAGCTCCCAATCAGTCTTGGTTATCTCTGGCTGACCTCGCTGAGCCCTCTGAATTCTATCCAGATTGTAGTCCTGATCGCTCTGACTCATCTTGGTTCGCGCCAGAGCACTTCTGAACTGTTGCTCATACGCCTTGTACGCAGGCGTATTAGCCATTCGTGGCCCCATCTTGATCAGTTCGGACCCAGCCTGCATGGCCTCCTGTCGAGCCGCATCGACCTCGGAACCAGGACCGGCGAGCCTAGGTGGCAGTTGCGCTGGAGGTGCCTGCGGCGTTGTCATGGGCTGCGCTTGCGCCCCCTGAAAGACCTCCATTCCAGGCACTTGCGGAGCCCCAGGCGGGGACGTGAGCCCTGGAATAGGTCCAGGTCCCGCTTGAGCTAACTGTGGCCCGCGCGGAGGCATCCCCTGACCTTCGGTCCGAGCCAATAGCTCATCGCTAGGGCTCTGTGGTGCCTCAGTCATATTGGGATTATGGACAGGAGCCGCTGGGGCAGGAGCCGCTGGCGGCGGCAGAGGCGGTCCACCTGGGACAGCTCCCTGTCCGCCCCAGTTAACCGCGGGCGCTTGCGCTGGAGGTGGTGGAAGCGGAATGTCAACAGTCGGTGCCGGAGCCGCGCCTGGAGCCGTGCCAGGAGTCGCAGCAGCCCCGCTCCTATAGGTTTTGAGCCACTCTCCATACTGTCTATCCGCTTCGCCCTTTTGATGCAGTTGCTCTCGACCGAGCGCGCTCGAATAGAGCCTCTGAGCTGCTTCCATGTTCTGCAGATTACCAGACTTCCACAGTTTGTCCGCCGCTTTGCGCATTCCAGCGGGAGTGCTCATATCAAGATCGGCTAGCTCCTGTCGAGTAGCCCGACCACGAGCCTCCTCAGATAGTTGAGGAAGATCACCGAGCCAATCGAAGCTCACATTTGGGAACTTGTAGGGCATAATTACACCTTCCAGGGCGTATAGCTACCACCCGGTATGAAGCCGCCGCCAGCCGCACCCTTCGCGGCACCACCGATAAGGTTCCAGAAGTTCTGTGCGCCACCTGTCGTGGCCGCAGCTTCCTGCTGGTACGTGTCGGCATAGGGCTTAATCATCGCTTGATTGAACCCAGACTGCGTCCCGTAGATGTTTCCGTACAGATTAGCCGCTGCACCGCCGGTGCCAGTGTATATACCAGCCTCGGCAAGTCCACCCTTCGACTCAAGGTCGGCAAGAGAGCGCCCAGAAGTACCATAGATATCTGCGCCCGTGCGGCCTGTGAGTCCATACAGATCAGCTAGCCGTCCTCCGGTTCCAGTTTCGATATTGGCCGCGCTCGTACCGCCCGTAAGAGCAGCATTTGCTACGCCTTGACCAGCGCTACTAAGTGCTCCCTGTTCGAGCGGAGCATAGAGCCCCTGTTGCTGCTGCAGACCCTGTCGCCATTTATCAAACTCCGCCCCGGCCAACCCTGATCCGTATTTCTGAGCCTCGACAAGAGCGTTTCCACCAGCGCCCATCCCGGCCATGTTAGCGTTTCGTCCTATAGCCTCGAGCCCCTGGTCCAATTGAAACTGATAGCCAGGACTGGCCTGAAAGGCCTGCTGTGCACGGGCAACGCCCTCTGGGCCATTGAGCCCCAGTGCGTCGGCGGACATTCCCTGAGCCTGACCAGAAGCCATACCGTACCTGCTTGCAGCAGCGGTCAGTGGCTGATATGCCCCAGTCGCCTGTGAGACGCCACTCTGAAGAGCAGCGAGCCCGCCCATTTGACCACTGGTAAGTGCTCCTGCGCCCTGGACCTGACCGCCATACAGTGTATTCAGGCCAGATCCAGTCGAGTTTACTATATCGTTTCTAGCGGTGCGAGTAGCTGGGCCGATGGCCCCGATCGCACTGGATTGACCTGACTGAAGGGCGGCAAGTCCCCCAGTCTGAGCCGCTTGGGCTTGTGCAGCGTTCTGAGCCTGTTGCTGTTGAAAGTACTGTCGCTGCTGTTGAGCAGCCTCTTCCTGAGCACTACCAGTGAAGATTGAGAGAGGATCGAAGGCCATATTAGTCTCCTATTCAGTCCATAGCGTACACGCCGCCGCCTCGAAGAACGACAGAGCCGCCGCTTGGCATATCAGCGGCAGTAACAGTACTAAAGGCTTGCCCAGAACCAGAAGCCTCCATAAGAATTCTAGGACCAATAAAGTCATCAAAGGCTGGCATGAACTGTGTATAGTTTGCCTTTGTAATGCCTTGAAACTGTAGCTCTCCTGTCCGAGCGTTTGTCCCCTGAGTAGTCATGGGCTGAAATGGAAGTCCAGTTATAAGCAAGGTGCCAGAAGCGGTTGTATGAGTGAAAGTGCTTGTAGCTATGTCAAATCTAACCCAGACAAGAGTGCCTATCTTTCTGTATGCTCCAACCTGCAATGAGTAGGCCACCGACAAATCGCCAAGGACCGGAAAAGTTATAACTGGTATCCAGGTCCCCTGCTCAACTGGATCTGCAGCGAAGCTCCCGATCGTCTCAGACACAAATGTCTTGAGCCATGAATACCACTCAGGGTTCCACTTTCGTCGCTCATCAACGACCTCAGAGAACGGATCGAGGGGTTCTGTAATCATCCAGAGAACCCTCTCTGTTCTGGCTCAATAACACCGCCAGATAGTCCAACGTGAACTGGATCGGAGACCCTAAGTCGGTATCGCACGCCCTGACCTTTGGACAGTCCACTGCTGAGAATGTACGGATGAGACTTTGTTCGTCCGGGGCCGCCTAGACGACGAATTACTGGCTCTCCATAGTGATATCCGCCGTCGAGAGACCATGAGATCTCGATTTTCGGATCCTCTGCAACATCGAAGTCGCCAACACCTGCGGTACAGTTGAAACTCGCCCTTGGTATCACCATTCCGCGAGGAAAATCTGAAAGTGCTCCACTTTCCACATGCCAAATCAGTGGGTCAATGCCCTCCAAATAGTAGTCTCCTCGAAGTTCGTACAGTTCTCCAGTATATTGATCTCCTACGAGCCAGCGATCGAACATTCGGAGTGACTTCATCCCCTTCCAGTCATCCTTATTGTACGATTTCCGCTCGTTCCATTCCCCGGTCGAGAGATTATACTCCCAAGTAAAACGGTTATGAGCGCTAATCGCCCAAAAAGCGTTCTTCTCAAACATATAGATAGTCACCTCGATCAAATCTCTATCCCCGGCCAGTACAGCCTCCTGAATAGAGCGACTCACGTCGTTGGTAGAGATTGGTACTGGAGTGTATCCATTGAGTTTATACACTATAAAGTCATCTCCAGCCCAGATCAACTCGTTCGCCCATCCCGCTTCCCAGCCTCCAATGGCATGAGTCCCGACGATCCCCCGAGGAATAGTGACTTCGCGGGCGAATGGGAAAGGACTCGTTCCCGCGTCACGATAGACCCCTGTCCACTTGTCGCCAAAGGCATACAATCGCCCCGCGTAGCGCACAACTCGACGAACGTTGAGCCCCTGCTCGGTGTTGAACGACAGAGCCGACACTGACACCGAGTTGAGATCCGACGCGAAAATCCTCCCATCCGCAAAGGACCAAACAAAGTATCCATTATAATCACAGACGCTTGTCGGTGACCCTGGAAGGTCTGCATCAGCGAACGATGTCGGAGCAGAGCCACTGAACAGATTGAAACAGCCAGTGTCAGTGACCACGACGTTGTTTGGAGTGACTGCATTGTTTCGTGCTACAGTCACCGGCTCTGTTCCGCTAAGAGCCCCAACGTCTGAGACTGTAAAGGCTGAGTTGATCTTGAGAACTCTTTCGTTCAGTATCCAGAGCACCTCTGTCCCAATATCCAAAAAACCTCTCGTATGTATTTTGTCCACGGACTCTGCGACTCTTAAGAGCCCTGGCGAGCGTCGATGGATCACCTGCGAAGGCGCCCCAACTGGAGTCTTTTCAGCGAAAGCATTTATGAGGCGCCCAGCAGACTCCTGAGGCCGCTGACCGGGCGCGCTCGAAGGCGGAAATATGATACTCACAGACATTAGAAATACTCATTCTCCAACACGGTGTAGCTCGGACGACTAGAAGTCAGCCGCTTGAGCTTCATCTCGTAGTACTCTTGTATTCTCGGATCGAAGCCCGTGCCGCCAAGAGGCGCGCAGATGTTGGCCAGTAGGCCCGCAAGAGCGTCGAACCATTCGCTTGGTATCTGGTTATCATTGACGACCTCGCAGATACCATCCGAGGCGAGCTGCATGAACAGCGGGTCGATATTGCCATCGAGCTTGGCCGAATACTCTGCCTCGAGTGATTGGCCAGTACCGACGATTTTCAGCTTGTCCGCGGCCTCGAGTATCAACTCGGTTCGGGTCTTGGTTATATCCACTATCCAATCCTCCAGTTGGTCCCGTCGTCGTAGACCGGGAGATTGTTTGTGCCGCCTGCGGCGACGATAGAGGCGAACGTCGTCGCATTAGCGTCGGTAACAAAGGCTCTTCTGCCCTTTGTTCCTACCGCCGGTAGAAGAGCTACTGTTGTAGGAACGGTCTTGATAGTGACACCAGCATCAATGATACCACCAACTGTGACGTTTCCAGCCACTGTAAGAGCAGCAACTGTAAGCACGTTCGTAGCACTGTTGAACGTGAAGGTAGGATCGCCTGCGAAGACCCCACCACTGTTGAACTGAACCTCTGTATCGTTACCACCAAGCTGGTTGGTCACCTCGAAGGTGTACACTCCACCGCTTTTGGTGATAGTGATCCCATTCCCCGCGACAACCTGCGCGGGGAACCTTGGGAGTATCCGAGCCCGAAGACTCGGCTGAGTTGATGAGAATACGGCCATCTCAAGGGCTCTTTTTTACGGGCTTCGACTCGACGACAGGCTCCGGAGCCTTCTTGGTCGGAGGCTTCGGCGGGGCGTTAGTGCCCTTCGTCCAGGTCACTGGCTCTCCAGGCTTCGCAACAGGCCCCTGAGCGGATTGCTGTGAGGGCGGAACATGAGTCTGATCTTTGGTCTGGTCTTCCATCTTTCTTCTCCTTCACTCGATATGGTTGTTTGTCTGACTTTTTTCATTCTGCGGCTTGCACCGTTTGGGCTCCCCAGTTTCCAGCGTGGATCATTCGGGCATTGAGGTTCTCCCAAGCCTTGATGATGTTATCAGCATCATCGCGCTCCCAAATGATCTCCTGCGTCGGTAGAGACCACGGGAACTGAGCGTTGTGGATGCCATGCCACTGCGTCCACCACTGAGGTGTCTCCGGAAAGAACGCCGACATCGCATTAGTCTCGACGAACATCAGCCATGGACGAGAGCCGTGCAGGGCAAGCATCCAGGGGCCGTTCGATACGAACAAGTTGCACTTGGCAGCCTCATACAGCGCGAGACGCGCGTTGATGTCTATCGAGGCGTCTGGACAAGTATTAAATCCACCAGACATAGGCTCCCGAGCAAACTCCGTGTCACGGACAAAGATCACTCGCTCGCCTCTGTTCTCCAGATACCTAGCGACTTTGAGCCACTCGTCAATATTGGAGTTTCTGAACTCCCATTTGGCCTTGGACTCACGCAGAGTGATAGTCACTGGCGGACGCTTGTCAGCCAAGAATGTGTCTATCATACTGACCGCCATAGCCGACGGCTTGAGCAGCGGCACTTTCTCGCCTTTGAGCGCAAGCTCGACTATCGGTCGAAGTGTATACTTGGCCATAGTCGGAGAGTCGTTTGAGCCCTCGTCGGCGATAGCTCCGACAAAACTCAGTGACGGAAAGATCACATTCCGATAGAACGAAGCTCGCTCCCGCTCGTGTAGATCTCGTTCTTGCGGACTGTTAAGCATCTTGAACCCGACCTTCAACGGCGCTGGAGCACCATGACGGCGTCTGTTCATCTCTGCGAGAACGAGCCATGCGATGAAATCGAAACAGGCTGGACCAGCCGAGATATCGTAGCAGATACGATCTGCCTGATCTGGGTTCGGGGGCTCGAATGGTTCTTCGTAGCGCGAGTGTGCCCGCGCGAGCAGCTGGTATTTCAGAGTGTCCAGTCCCCAGTTAGCTACAAACGATAGCTCCAGTGACCCTCCATAATCAGATACAACGTGCTTGAGATTTTCACAGGCAACAATACCAACAAAACCTATTTGTCCATGCTCTTTGGCTCTCTTGAGCCACCGCTCAAGTAGTTCTATAGACTCAGCATTGCCGTCAGCGCGACGGATAGGCTCTGACATTGGACGCATAGTATTCTCCTAAAAAGGGATCGGTGGGCTGTACATACCCACCGACCAAAGTTTACCTGTTAGGCGCGTAAGCGATGACGACCTCGAAGATACCGGTAGTAGCAGTTCCGGTCCACGTCGCGGTCACCCTCGTATCAACAGCGCGCGGACGCCCTGTTGCAACACCAAGTTCATCAACGGCTACGAAGCCGCCGGTAGTGATTGCCAGCGCGAGCGCGGTTGCGTAGGCGCCGGTATTGGCAGAGCTGAGAGCATCTGCAGCAAAGCCGATGTTAGCGACGTTGGTAGTACCGTTGAGGTCTTGAGTCACAAAGACCCCGCTCAGTCCTCCCAACACCATCGCACCCGCCGGAAGGGTTCCGATTGTAGTTGTGGAACCAGTCAAGCTCTGAGCGACGTTGATGGCCTTGCGCAGATAATGTACCAGTTGCGCGGTGACGAAGTCACGGGCAGGCACAGCATTATTCAGAGAGGTTGTCATTATGTGCCTCCTTAATCCGACGCCGACGCGAAGAACCCGGTCGCCATGCCCCACTGCTTTAGATTGGAGCTGGTGTTCGGGTGCTTCTTGAACATCTTCGCCACGCCATAGGCCATGTCGACGCCAGTGCCGGTGATGAAGCCGTAGTCGTCTTCACTACGGAACGTCGGCCTTGCCATCTGGCCCCAAGCAAAGACCGCAGCCTGCTGACCACACAGGAACACGGGCTCGACTCGAGCAGACGTGGTACCCGCTGTCAAGAGGGTTGTCCAGACGTTGGTAACGAACGAAGACATCTCGGGAACTTCCCGAACGATCACTCCGTCATAGATCTGGTCACCATCTTGGAAGATCGGGTTCTTGGAGACGCCATTGCCCTCACGGGGTCTGGCATCTTTGTTGATAGTCTCAAGAGAGATCTTGAGATCCCGGAACGGATTAGTTCCGGCGAAGGCCACAAAGTACTCATATCCGTCATCCGTCTTGTAGGGACGGATTTTCGGGTTAGCGTTCTTTGCGATGCGCTTCAGCAACGACAAGTTTGTGGCAGTGAATTTGTCGTTGGCAGTATCGACAGTAGCCAGAGCAGTGGCGTGGGTGGCGTTGAAGTTCGCCGTCGAGTTCCCATAGAGAATGCGATCGGAGTTGGCCGCATTCCAAGTATCGCGCTGCGCTGCGGTGGCCAAATCATACTGGATACCGTTCACACGGACGCCAGACGATGAGGCCGGTAGGGTCTCAGTGGGAAGGGCCATAAACGCGGCGATCAGCTCGTCGCGCTGAAGTTCCTTGCCCCAGTCGCTCAGCAACGGCTTCGCGACTCCGAAGACATCAGCCGAGTCTTTCTGACGCTCGGCCTTATTGGTAGTGATAGCGTTGCGTGCCCACTCGATACGGACCCGCATACCGTAGTTGTCGATCTTCTCTTCGTTACCCACTAGGGTATCGGTAGCAACCCCTGCTCCCGTCAGACGGGAAACAAGGGGGATATTCATGTCTTCGCCACCACTCTTAAGTTCCTGCCGTAGCCGGATGATGGCTGTGAGGCCGGTACTCATGTATGGCGAGAACATATTCTCTCGAACGTATTCCCGATTTATCTCCTCGGTAAATACGATGAGCTTGTTGTTGTTCTCGATTACGGTTAAAGCCATAGCTTCAACCCTTTCTTAAACTGTACGTACGATACCGTTTCGGTACCATACCTACTAGCGCCGCTTATCTCCCATAGCATGGGCGAATAAGCCTGCATCGCTCAAGTCCCTCACAGACTCTGCAGAATTACCCTTAGAGGCTGTAGCTCGCGAGAGCGTTGGCGGTAGCTGAACTTCGGAAGGTCTGCTGGCAGCGTCCCCACGGACTTTCGTAAGCATCTTGGCCTGGAACTCAGGATCGGCCAGTTTGGCCTCAAGCTGCTTTTCGAACCAGGCAGCTGGGTCATCGCCGACTGATGCAAGTACAGATTGCTTTCTGTGCCACTGTACAACTGCATCGTATCGGTTGGGTGACTGAACTACCCGTTCGTAGTCTGCGGGGTCAAGGCTCTCTTCAGAGCGAGCCTTGAGAAAAGCCTGTTCGGCTTCTTCCACCTTATCAGCACCATGTCTTGCGTCCGCAACCATCTTACCCATATACATCAGATTACGTCGAGTTTCCTCAGCGTAAGGCTGAATAGCCTGGTGGATGATCCGACGCGTAGAGGCATCCGGGTCCTCGAAGAAGTCCGGTTGCTTCTGGCTTTGCTGCATATGTGCCGCAACCTCGTTCAGACGCTGTTCAAGCATCCGCGCGCGGTCCTCGGCCAGTCTACGAGCTTCCGCCTCTTCACGGAGACGCCAGGGAGGTATTGTAGGTTCTGGCGGCTCTGGTGGAGCCGGTGGTTCCGGCTTAGCCGGAGGCTCAGGGGCTGCAGCTTCCTTCACCTCTGGTTCTGCCGGTGGTGCCGGTGGCTCAGGAGCCACTGGTGGTGTAGTAGCCTTTTCGAACAGATCCGAGTCGGGGACCTGATCAACAGTCTTTTCGTCTGCCATTTTCACTTCCTCTCCGCTATCTCGTTGCGGTCACGTTTCGACGAGACTATCGCTCTCGCCCAGCGATGCACTGTGTCGTAGTGCTGACGTTACCTTCTCCGATAGTCACCGGATTTAAGCTGGTCTATCCCTCCGCGCCGCTTCGGTGCAACGCTCGGAAGCTTTCCACCAGGATCGGCCGCGACGAACTCTTTGCCGACCTTCTTCGGAATGCCCAGCGTACTCTTGCCCGCGGCTGCGGCGAACATCGCGCCTCTCTGCGCTTGTGATACTGGCGGCATGAGTGCCTCCTATGCGTGAATAGCGAACCCAAAGACCTTCCATCCGAGCAGGAAGAACAGAATGAACACTAGAAGGGTCATTCCGCCTATGTTTCGATCGCCTTCCCAGGGCCGACCCCATACCCAGAAGATTATGGACAGAAGCATGAGTAGCCAGAAGATAAACCCTATAGCCATTTTAGACTCCCTTGCCGTTTGTTGCTGGCTGTTGCCGCATCCGCTGTTGGTGCTGTTCCTCACTGTGGCGCAGCCCCATCGCATTTTTTACCTCGTTAGTCCGCAGATCTTGCTGCGATTTCACCTGATTTGACTGAAGTTTGGCGAATTCGCCCTGCATCTTGATCTGGGACTGTTCGCGCTGGGCCTGGACCTTGCCAGCGAGTTCCTGCTGCTTCAGTCCGTGCTCCTCACGAGCCATTTGCATGTCCATCTGGCGCTCGACAACGCCATGAGCACCGCCCTGAGCAGTTTCTTGGGCTTTTGCGATGTTCAACTGAGTTTTGGACTTAGTTTCCTCGACTTTGGCACCCTCGCCCTGGAGAGTGATCATCTTGGCCTGTTGCTGCATCGGATCGGGCTTGTTCAGAATGGCCAGAAGCTTCCGTTTCACGCTCGCCTGGAGCGGAGCCAGTTCGAGGAGGATCTGTGGAGGTATATTCGCGCCCTGCGCAGTCAGTGCTACGAGCGTATCATAGGCATCCGCCATCATATTGATCTCGTCCGGTCCCTCATCGAGCGTGAAGTTGACATCTAGCTGTCCAACAACGTTTACCATCCTCGGAAAGCCTGTTTGAGGGTCTATTCCGACCCCATTCAGTGTCACAGTCTGCTCAACGCCCTCCACATCGGTGACCCTGATCCAGCGTTCTCCGGTCCAATAGCGCTGTACGGCAGACCAAATAGCCCGATAAATACGAAGTTTCCAGTTCTTAATGCCTATCACGAACGGTCCCAACTCCGCGATCCCTGCCTGCTGGAGCAGGTTGATAGCGCGCCCAGACTTATACTCGAGTCCCTGCCCGATCAGGGCCGGATTAGGCCCGAAGTTCTCAATTTCGTTCTTCGCGTCCTCAAGGAACTTCAATTGGCCCTCGATATTCGCGATGCGAGCTGCATCGTCGAACTCCATCTCGAAACCTTTGTTGTAGATAACGACGCCGTCGGGCTTCACCGCCTCACGACGAGCCAGTTCTACGTCGGTGAAGGCCCCGTCCTCGGCCTTGATCCGCCTCGACATCAACTCGTGCAGGCCCTTGGAGCGACGCTGATTGATCTCGTCCTGGGAAGATCGGAGATTTCTAACGAAACCGTAGCGGTCTCCATCGTGATCGACGAAGGACGAGAACATAATGAACTTACAGATGGGCTCGTTCTTTTCGTTGAAGAAGTAGGACTTGCCCTCACGAAGCTTTTGTCCACCGGTAAACAGGGCCCAGCACCATCCGCCTTTGTGCTTGTACCAAATCTCAACAACCCTGATCCGTTTGTGTTTAGGGTCAACATCGAAGAACCTTCTCTCACGATCGGGGTCAGAACTCAGGTTCGTACCGCGTGCCATAGAAGACTCGATCTCGTCGGCCATATCTGGCGCGAGGTCCTTAGCATCCTCGAGATCGAGCCATTTTCCGACGCCCATATATCGAGCATCGCTGAAATCGTGCTCGAACGAGCGCGGATCGTAGAAGAAGCTGTCCACCTGAACATGAGCAAAGGCTACGTCTATATCGTCCTTATCGCCCTTTATCAGGACCATTTCGATCCCACCGAGGCCGTCCGTGGCCCCGTTCTCAATAGCGAACGGAAACCGGCTCTCCCGCAGTTCAGTATTAACAACGTAACGCACTGCGTGCGTCGCCAGCTCGGCCGCGGTTTCATCAGTCGTCCGTGGATTGGTCGGGAAGCCCTTCGGATCCTGCTTGAGCTTCTCCATGAGCCCTATAATCGAGTCGATCTTACGCGAGATACGATTGTAGGTCACCACAGGCTGTCTGCGGAGGTTAAAGACCTCTACCTGCTTCGTGGTCCACTGGGCTCCGTGCCGGTACTGTCGAGCGTTCTTTTGCTCTTGAATTTCCTCTTGTTTGTTGGCGAGATAGTCCTCATATGACTCGATACACCTCGTGAGAGGCCAGTACTTCATATCCTCTTCGTCGCCCTTTTCGTCCGCTGGCAATGTAGGCTTTTTGCCAAACATTGCGGCTGCAAGAGCTGAAGTCGCGCCGCTTACGAACTCACGCCTGTCAACTTCATAAGCCATCAGCGTCGTCCTATCACGAACCTATGCCTCAAGCCTCTGACTCCGTAGTCGGAGTCGAGTCGCCTTCCGACTGGAAAGTTGTATCCATCGTCTGGCGCAGGCTCTGGCTCGGGCGTGACCGCAGCCACAAACAGCGAGCCCGAGATCGCCACCTCGGATACAGCAACTGCACCAATTCCAGCCTCTTCCATCTAGTCCTCATCACTCTCACCGTCATCAAAGTCTTTGATGAGAATAGCGATCTGCGACAACATTTCGGCCTTGATCTTGGGGTTCTGTTTCAGCTTAAATTCCTCAAGCCTGAATTTCTTCAGCTTGAAGTCCTCTACAGTATCCAGAATAGTCTGGAGTTCGTCGTCGAGCCCGAAAAGCTTTAAGGTGTCGATCTTCTGTCCATTTACCTGCTGGCTCATCAACGCCATCTGATTACTCAGCCGTTGGGTCTCCTTATCCACTACTCTAACGTGCTCAAAGAGTCGATTGAGATTAACTCCGATCCTTACTCGAACTTCACCATCGAGCGTCGTTTCCGGTGCCTCGTCGATCTTCTTAAGACCGATGTAAATCCTCTGAACGTCTCGGTTTGCCAGTCTCATCGCTGTTGCCTCCTTAGAGTGGTGTCTCTGGTGTTGCGTCGTCGGCGGCCTTGCCGGCAGCTACAATAGTCACACGTTGCATCTCTCGTGCCGCCGCAAAGGCGGGGCCTATAAGACTCATCAAGTCCCGTTGAAACCCAATGATCTTTTTTGCTTGTGAGAACGTGACGCCAGCGAAATCTACTGATCCAGCGCGCCCAATAGCCTCGAACTGCGCGAGAACGCTCTTCTGCCCAGTGCTGAGCCCCAAAGCCCCAAATTGATCCCAAGTCATGTTCCGTTTTCCTTCAGGAGTTTGACGGCCGTATTCCAGTGCATCTTGTCCATGTACTTCTCGCCTTTGGTCTCTGGAACCAGAGCGTCTAGCCGCAGCTTTTTCAGGTCCTCTACTGTCTCGGCGGCCTCAATCCGAGGATCATCAGTCACGTCGCGGAACTTCTGCTGCTCCTTGATGATGACCTTTTTGGCCTCTACGTCCTCGGCGGCCTCGGCGAGACGGAGTTCATTGTCCAACCGACAGAACTCTGCCAATCGAGCCCTTCGGAGGTAAATCCTCTGTACTTCTTTAGCCTTTTTCATATCGTGGTCAGGCTTTTTTCGGCCTGGAACGTCCTTCCAGGCATTCCTAAAGGTTCGGTCCACCGTCTCATCCACGAAGTCATCCGGTACAATACGCCAGCTCACTGGAGCAAGATCTCCTCGCCAACCGTATTTAGAGATTATCTCCTTTATGTACTCTGAAGTTACATCATATCTCTTATTCAGAAGTCGTCTAGACTTGTCTTCCGGGTCTTGTATATACTCAGCTTCAATTATTTTGAGGATCGTAAGACCTCCGTCCGCACGAGTAACCGCTACTGTAACTACATCTGGTTTAATCAAATCAGTCATTATGCTGAAACCCCCAATCCTGTCACGCTCCATTGTTGAGGATCCACTAGACCACCTACGGCCGTAGTGCCGTCGATCATATTTCCACACAGAACACCAAAGGTACCAGCAGCCTTGGCGTTGAAGCCCGAGCTTTGAATACTGTCCGTGTCCCAACCAGCGGCGGTGGAGTCGCTGGTGTCTACGTGCCCGGCCCAGTTGGCCGACGAGAAGTCCACTCCAATAGTCCCATCGGCGTCACCGACTGCGGTGTCGGCAATGGAGGTCATGTTGTAGCTGGCCAGAATGGTGGTACTGTTGGCTGTCCAGTAGCACCAGAAGTGCGGGACCGCGCCGTTGACTGCTACGATACGCCCATCGTTCTTGATAGTAAGCCGGGTGGTGGTGGCCTCCGCTCCGTCTAGTGTAGTAGCAAACACAAGCGATCCTGGCATATCACCGGCCCCGACAGTGCCATCGGTGAAGGCGAAGATCGCCGCCAATGGTTCAAAGTCAGTGCCGTCCGAGCCGACGAATATGATCGCTCCCGTTGCCTCGCTGTTTGCAACAGCAGTGTGGCTGCCAATCGTAGCATTGGCGCTACGTCCGAGTATCAACCGCGCGGCGTTGTTACCGCTTTCAAAGCGCAGTACCTCCATAGCCGAGGTACTAGCATTGGTACCCAGAACTTGCAAAGCGGGGGTAATAGCAGCGCCCGTTTGGTCAACTGAGGCAACCGAAGCAGCCCCGCCGACGATTACAACACCAGCGTTGTTGATCCTCAGACGTTCGGTGGTCGTCGCACTTCCATCCGGCGTAGTGTAGAAATACAGTCCTCCCGGACAGTCGTTGCTAGCTACAGTACTCTCTACAAGACATTCGATCTTTGCGAACTTCTCAAAGTTTACTCCGTCCGACCCCGAAAAGACAATCTCTCCAATAGTGTCCCCACTGTTCAGAGCCGTGTGACTGCCAAACGTAGTGTGGCGGGACTTCGCAAACTCCAATCGCTGTCCATTAACACCAGCTTCCCACATGGCAAGCATTAATGTATTATTAGCTATGCTAGAGGAATGAAACTGAATTTGCGGGGTGTTTGCGTGCCCGGTTATAGCACCAGAACCAAGCTGAGATATAACAACTTTTCCAGCGCTGTCGATCCGCATCCGCTCGCTGGGCGTTCCACTCCCATCTGGGGACGTAGAGAACACGAAGCGTGAAGGCATATCGCCTACACCGGGCGTGCCGTCCACGAAAACGCCAAGCTGAGCGCCGAGTGAATAACTCGTACCATCTGCACCGTAGAAGTGCATAACCCCGAGAGTGTCACCATCGTTGACGATAGTAACGCCAGCAATTGAGGCACTGCGGCTCTTTATAAACCGCTGGGTAGGACCGACGTTGCTCGCCTCCCAATGGCCGAAGTCCACCACAACAGGGAGTGTGCTGTTGCCCTGGACTGTGAATATGGTTCCAAACACCCCCGCCCCGCCGCCTCCGATGGCCACGCCCCCAGCGTTTGAAATCCGCATCCGCTCTAGTGGCGTTGCCGAAGCATCTGGTGTAGTCCAGAAGCTAAGCCTGCCCGGCATATCAGCGGAGGCACCAGGCGTGGCATCCACTTCAGCAAGGATTAAAGCGGCGGTGTCGAAGGTGGTGCCGTTGGAGCCTTGGAAGCGGAGCGTACCCAGGTCATCGCCGTCCTGGACGATGGTGTGCGATCCGATAGCCGCGTTGCGGGACTTCTGGAAGATTGCTTCCGCGTCTACCGCGTCGGCGCTGTATTGTTCGAACTTGATGTCGAAGTTGTTGGTCTCCAGGTCGCCGCCCAACTCGGGCGTGCTGTCCTCGACCACGTTAGAGATGCCGCCGCCCACCCCAGGAAGAGAAGACCAATTCACTTTGACAATGTCATCCTCAGCTCGCTGCACCAACAAAAAGTCTCCCGCAGCAGGAGCACCTTCAGTAGTTAGTGAAGCGAGGTCAGCAAACTTAATAGTCGCTGCACTGTCATCCCACATCAAGACACGATCAAGATTAGGATCTGTCAGTGATGCACCGGTTCCGCCGTCGGCCAAAGCAACATCGGTGCCGCCTACGCGATAGACCGTGTTACCTTCGATGGTCACATCACCAGCGCCAGAGCGGGCCAGAGTTGTATCAGAGGCAGCACCGAGTTCAATCGTGCCAGCAGTGAGGGCTGCCGCAGTGCCAATCGAGAAGGCCCCAGTGTTAGAATTGTAGGTGAGGTTCGTATTGGTCTTCGGCCCGAGGTCTCCGGTCGCAGCGGTGAAGAACGCCGGGAAGCACGTAGTATCGGTGGCCTCGTTCGCCACCGTGATGAGGGTTGGCACCCCACCGACAGGGAGCGAGGACCAGTTAACTTTAACAAGGTCATCCTCCGCGCGCTGCACCAGGATGAAGTCTCCCGCTGCGGGGGCGGCTTCCGTGATGAGGTCAGCCAGGATGGCGAACTTGATGGTACCCGCGCTGTCGTCCCAGAAGAGAAAACGGTCGAGGTTAGGGTCAACCAGCGAGGCCCCAGTACCACCATCGGCCAGGGATACGTCGGTGCCGCCTGTGGTGTAGAAGTCCGCTGCAGTCAGGGCGGCATTGAACTCGGCCACCGAGCCGGAGACTGTGTTACTGCCCAGAGCAATGGTTTTATTTGTGAGCGTCTGCGCATGGGCCTCAAATACAAAGGTGTCACCAGCCGTAAGCAATGGCAGCGTCACTATTCGATCAGCCGTGAGATTACTGACTGCGAAATTATAAAACTGCCCACCAGCACTATCAGCGATCTTTGGCGTAATCAGGGATGGAGTATTGGCAAACACCAACGCCCCAGTTCCGGTTTCGTCGGTGACTAACGTGATAAGATTGGCACTAGACGGGGTGGTGGCGAAGGTATCGAAGCCAGCCGCCCGAGTAACTCCAGCCCAAGAAGTTAAATCCGCATCCAGGGGTTGCCCCGTTGCGGTGGTTAGAATGGTCACGCCTTCGATGGACACTACGCCCGCAGAAACGCGTGCCAGCGTCGTATCTGAAGCGGCGCCTAGTTCGATAGTTCCGGCCGTAAAGGCCGCAGCCGTGCCTATGGAGAAGGCACCAGTATTGGAGTTGTAGGTCAGGTTCGCGTTGGTCTTGGGTCCGAGTTCGCCCGTGGCGCCAGTGAAGAAGGCTATAAAACACGTTGTATCAGTGCCTTCGTTCGCCACCACGATACTCGGAAGGCCCGTACAGTTGGTCAGCACGCCAGATGTTGGAGTTCCCAGAAGGGGCGATACGAGCGTAGGTGTGTTGGCAAAGACCAGCGCGCCAGAGCCGGTATCGTCTGTCACTAAAGTGTCGAGATTAGCGCTGGAGGGTGTGGCCGCGAAGGCATCAAATCCGGCCGCCCTAGTGACCGACGCCCACGAGGTCAGATCGGCATCGAGCGGTTGACCAGTGGCCGTGGTAAGGATCGTAACGCCCTCGATCGACACCACTCCGGCACTTACCCGCGCGAGGGTAGTATCGCTCGCGGCACCGAGTTCAATAGTCCCGTTCACGAACAGCGCGTTGGTGGTCTTGTTCCAAGTGAAATCCGCATCAGCCCCGAACGCGCCGCCATCATTAAACTGGATTTGGGTATCGGCTCCACCGGCAGAGGCACCGCCAGAGGCGTTAATAGTGATCGTATCTGTTCCGGCATCGGTGGTAATAGTTATGTTAGTTCCGGCGACAAGGGTCAAAGTATCCGGAGCTGTCTCAGCGACCACGTCACTCTGACCGCTGACAACGATAGTTCCAAATGCGTTAGTGCTGCTCCCGCCGGGGGTATTCCAAGTGCCATCGGCGCGAAGAAAGTTCGTGCTGCCGCCGCCAGAGGCCGGAACGAGGCCCTTGACTACGTCTGTGAAGACAAACGGATAGATTTCGGCCGCTGGATGAACTGCGAAAACATCTTTAGTCCCCGCCGAGAAACTGACTGCCGCACCGCCGTTGGATGAACTGAGAATGGTCGTCCGAGTTAGCCCTGTTCCCCCGTCGGAGGTGGCAAGCGCTACTTCCCACTCGTTCGCGGTCTGGTGAACAGTGGCGATCCAGATAGTATCTGCCGGAGCGCAAACAGCACTGAAGGCTCGATACCGAGTTGGAGCAGTTCCGGTGACCGTAAGGGGACCTACACCACTTGACGTGGTAGTATCTCTGATGCGATCCTCGATCTTATGCGCCATCAGTAGATCATCCAGTCGCCCGCGGCCTTGGAGGTCTTAGCAGTGTAACCGATTTTCTTCGCCATAGTAACTTTGACCGGGACCGGGGCGTAGGGTCTCGACATACAGGCGTAGCGCCACTCATCCGCCGCGTGATCTTCAGACTCTGTGTTCACGTCCTCCATTCGAGCGGGGTCGTGCTGGAGGGCTGGGATCGTTCGGATAGATGCTGCGTGCGTACTGAGGCAGTAGATCATTGGTAGACCATCATGCCCAACTAAGCGCGCCCGCATTTGATCCCAGCCCCCCATTGCGCCACGCTGCGGGACCCGAGCGTTCTCCGCAGCGTGAAAAGGCTTCAGGCGAGCACCTAAAAGCACCTTGTTTATGCGTTCAGCGATGCTCGGCCCGCCGTCCTCCTTGAAACAGGCAGGATCGAGCACTGCATATCGCATTTGAGGGTCTTTTGCCTCTTTTTCGCGCTTTTTGATGCCCTCAGCGACCCCCTCAGCGGTCAATTTCAGCCCTACGTTGAACGCAGAGGTCATTCCGTACCACTCTCGGCACCGCACAAGCGCGCCGCGAGGCACCAAACGAGTCTTTTTCTCGGTCCGCTGCCCCTGAGCCCAAAAGTCCTCTGTTACGATAGCCCACCAGCCGACTGAAAACGGTCTGGACGAGCCCCAGTCCATCGAACGGAACCGTGGCCACTCCCGCGGGATGTCAAAGGGCTCCAAAACGTGTAAATCGTAGCGCCAACAGTCGAAATAGGCGCCCTCGACCACGGTCCAGTCGCCCTCGAGCCACGCTCGCACCATAGCGTCGGACGCAAGCCCGCGGAGTCGATCTCCGTAGGTGGGATCGGCGGATAATAGGATCTGATTATCTCGTAGTTTAGCGGGAACGAACATCCTTTTGGACTTGACGATCGAGTCCTCAATGGGAATGTAGCCCCCTGGATGCGGATCGACGAAATAAGCTTTGACCCAGTGATGGCCCACTCCGCCGGGGTTAGCCGCAGCCCGAATACGTTTTGTAGGGACTCCATGAGCGCTGCGTAATCGCGCTCGGAGGAAGCGATATGCGTAGTCGGAGGGCCACTGCGTAAGCTCATCCCATCCGATCCAGGTATATTGGTGACCCTGATAGCGTGTGGCATCTGCGTCCCTTTCAACATAGCGCATACGCAGACTGGCGCCGTTTGGCCAGGTCCAAGTCTTGGCCTGTTCGTGCCAAACAGCGCCAGACGCGGGGTAGATCTCGCGCGCGCGGCGGATCAAGTCCTCAAGCTCGTTGTAGGTCCGACGGAACAATATCCCCTGCCACCGTTTATCGTAGGTGGGTACATCTTGCAGAAAATCACCTAACAGAAAATCACTCTTTCCCCCTCCAGCCGCGCCGCCGTAGAACAGCTCATCGCACCAATCAGCCATTATGGCCTCGGTTTGAGGCCCCGGCTGTGGACTCCAAGCTGCGCTACGGGGCGCGACAGGCACAGAAGTGCCTACTGGAACTTGCGTATCAGCGCGGTCAGCGCTGCTACATGGGGATCGTCACGCTCGCCGCGGTCAATGTGCCAGTGCTCGATCTCTTTGAGCGTGACAAGGGCCTCTTGTTCTCTCGAGGTTAACCGCGGTCGAGTCCACTCGCGTTGCGGTGGAGCCGGAGGTGGGGCCTTGGCCTTTGGCACTGACTTTACAGCTTTCTTCCTCGGCATTTATGCCTCCCTAACGTTTCGCAGTCGCGCACTTAACGGCCCACATAGCTGCGTCCTCGTAGTGCGTTTGGGCGAGCGACGCAAGTCGCGGATCTTTGTGTTTGATCTCCTCACAGAGGTCGATCAACTCGGCCGTTTTGGTCTTGATAACATCGACCATGTTCTCAGTGGAGGGATTGAAGCCCGTGCGAACGCGCTCCTGTCCCAGTGTTTGCTCCACGACATCAGTCATTAGATGCTCCTCAGTTGAGTTTCTTCACTTCAGTGGACTCGCCCGTAAGTTCCCGCGCGCGACGGGCGCTCCACTCTTCAGCAGTTTCGCGCGGCGGTCGATCTATAAGATCTCGATCGAGGGTCAGTTTGACCTCTTGTCCCGGCCCGTGGCCAGTTCGATCGGCGAAGGCCTTGATGATGTCCAGCAGGACTGGAACGGTCAGCAGCTCGGGATTATCCTGCATTCGCTCCTGCAGAAGTTCCATCGCGTCGAGGGACATGATGTTCATCCGCTCGGTCATATCCGCGACGACTGACTTGGCCTCTTGGCGATAGTCCGCAACAAGGTCTTTGAAGGCCGCGTCCTCTTCGAGTTGCTTCATTCGGGTGTAGCTGTATCCGGTGATCAGCGAGGCTTCGCTCTGTTTCATCCCTACAGCAAGGCACCGCGCGAGCGAGTGGTGACTGGCGTGGATGCGTTGAAGAGTTCGCGGCGCCCGAGGTCGTGGAAGCTCGAGCGCCGCGAGGTCCGCCGCGGACAA